TTGATATATGGGTTCAATTTCTGTGAAACTCAGCGTCATTGTAGTTTGAACCATAGAACCACCATCAGCATATGTCATATACTTACCCCCGGGCGTGTAATTTACCTCAACATTAGTAAGAGCACATGGTTTTATTTTATTCAGATATGGATGTGTCTGCCCACTAGCAACATCACTACCATCTCCATTATATATGTATTCTAATTGGAATATTTTTGGTGTTTCTAGGAATATCCCACCTGCTTTATTAATTTGTGGTGCGGAGAACCTCTTAAGTGTATGTACAATTGTTCTGACTGTCTCTGCTTCTTTCTTAAATCTTGGTGCAAACTGAAAATTAAAACCGAATGTTCTTAATTTTGGACCATTGAATAAAAGTTCCATATTTGGGTTAATAGTCTTTCCACTAGCCCTTGTAGCCATAGAAGTGTTACCTATAACATAACCAGCAAGAAGAGATGCGACACCATCTTTATTTTTTAATAAATCAGTAATAAGACCTGATGATCCGTCAATAGAACTACTTATAAGGTCTTTAAAGTTATCTATTATAGTTTTATCTCCTATACTATTTAAAAAACCATTTACAGACGCCATCCCTGCCATTTCAATCGCATTGGCATTTGCGTTTCCCCAGTCAACACCATTTGTTGAACCCAAACTGTTTGTCATTGGTAGGATGATTGTTCCCAATGTTCCTTTACTTTGTTTATATCTTTTAGATGTAGTGGTAACAAGAGTGTCTTTTTTCTTGTACCCATTATCACCACCTACTATAGAAGATTTCCAATCTTGAACATTAATCTTAATGTAGTCATAAGTAATACCAAGATCCCCAGCAGCTTCTAAGTTGGCAAGAGGATATCTTAATAAACCAACACTAGAGATTGAGGGAGTTATTGTTTTTGTACTAGTTGTATCAGTAGAATCATTGGTATTGTCAGGTGCGTTTACTATTTCGGTAATTGCTCCACCTACTCTTACTGGTGATGGTGGAGGGGATTCTGATCGTTGAGTATCGACATCTGTTTCTTGTTGTTGTGGTATGTTTGCAAGATTTGTTGCGTCACCATCACTATTAATATTCAGTCCAGTATTTGGATTAATGATACCTGGTGTTTTTTGATTATAAAAATTTTGTCTTGATATGACAGATTCCTTATAACTATCATAAGATTGTGGAGAGTTTAATACTGTTGCCCTATCAACATTAAAAACTTTATATCCTTCTAAGTAGAATGCCTTTTCAATTTGTTTTGCAGTACTTTTTTTTCCGTTTACTTTATTAAAACTATGAGTTAGTGTGTTAAGGTTAGGGATGTACCAGTCACTACCTTTTCCATCACTAGAAAATAAAATAGTATCAACAAGACCAAATGACCCTTGACCAACTCCATAGACTTCTATCCGACCAGTTTCATTATTAGTTTCTATCCTTACTGGAATATTATTCCATTCTTTGTTTTGTTTGATTATGGCCATTAACTAGGGTCCATCCAGTTTAGTTATTTATCCTGAATTTTTGATATGGAATAGACCTCATATCTTGTAATTCATTTGGATATATTAAAAGTAAATCATTATTACCAACTTCTTCCCAGGTATAGTTGTGGATTGTATTTCCTCTTGTCTCCCAATGGTAGTTGATACCCCTGAATCCCCATGGATAAACACCAATACAGGCAATCAGAGGAAACTCATCATATTCAACTCTAGGTGTTTTTGCTTGATATATGAAAGTATAGTATCTACCTATTTGTGGAATTAATTCTTTGGTAGTTAATAATTCCATTAACATCAAGAACATGTCATCTGGATGACCAGAGTTTATGATATCATCTACGAGGCTTTCTACTCTTTGTGTGTCGCTTACTAGATAATCCTCTTGTTCCATAAGGTTTGATACCAAGGTCGTGTTCTGTAATTATCTTAAATTCACAACTATTGTCTAATGCAAAATCCTTGGCGGCTTTCCATTTTGCTTCATTAACTGCGTATGTTTGTGCCTCATACAGATAACCTTTGGTTATCTTGGTTTTCTTTTCAGGGGGCACACATTGTCTTGCGGGTTTAACCTCTACTATATATCTCTTCTTACCATTTTTTGTCTCCACTTCTACCAAACCGTCAGGATAATATTTGTGAATTTTATTGTCTATAGGAGAAACATAAGGAACACTAAACTCTTCAGATGCCCACTTAGTGACATCTTCTCTTCTGTCACACCAACGCATAAATTGTAATTCCCAACTACTTCTATAAATTATGTTATTAACATTACCCATATATTTTTTAGGGTTTTTTGGATGAAATTTTCCTTGATGAAATTTGCTCATCCTTTATACATAGTATATAATAGTTAAGTGTATTTATAGATGGCTGGTGCATTGCCTAATGGTATAAGAACGTCAGACCTAAAGAGTAGGGTATTAAATCTTGCTCAAACTTCTGTATATCAAATTAAACTAAATCCGCCAACAGAAGTAAAGGCCCTTTTAAACACAAGAGGATTTAATTTCAATCTTGATTCGTCAAATATTGAACTCTTATGTGATAGTGTAGCACTTCCTGGAAATTCTTTTCAGTCAACAGATGTAATAAACAACTATGCTGGTGTAACTGAGAAAATTGTTGACCGTCGTGATTTTGGTGGTGGAGTTCAAATGAGTTTCTATGTTGATAGAAACTACAAAGTCATTGATTTCTTTGAAGGTTGGATAGATTGGATGTCTAACCAGTTAAACAATGACGGATATAAGTCACAATTTGCAGCATACAGGATGAATTATCCTGTTACATATAGAGGAGAAGTTTTCATTACTAAATTTGAGAAAGATGGTTATGGAATTGCAAATGGATATACTTTAGTTGGTGCATATCCAATAGCAATTAATAATACTCTATTGAGTTATGGTCAAAGTCAGATTATGAAGTATACTGTGACCTTTGAATATCTGAGATATACTAGAGATCAATTCAAATGGAAAAGTAGTTCAAATTCTTTAATAAACAATGCTAGCAGAATCACAGCGGAGGTTCTTTCAGCATTTAATAGTAATCCACATCTCAACCAAGCCTTAAGAGATGATGTTGCCGATGAAGGAAATACAAGACCAGGAACAATCAACTAAATACGAGTAACTGATTTCTTTATTAAGTTATTATGCCTTTACCAAAGATTGCAACTCCAACTTATGAGTTGACTTTACCATCTAATAAAAAGAAAATTAAATATAGACCATTTCTGGTCAAGGAAGAAAAACTTTTGGTTCTTGCTCTTGAGAGTGATGATGCTAAACAGATCACAAATGCAATCAAGGCAGTTCTAAAGAGTTGTATTGAAACTAGAGGTGTAAAGGTAGAATCACTTCCTACTTTTGATATTGAATATCTTTTTCTGAATATTAGAGGTAAGTCTGTTGGTGAAGAAGTTGAAGTAAATATTATGGCACCTGATGATGGTGAGACTGAAATTCCTATTCTTATTCAACTTGATGATATTCATGTGAAAGAAGGAGAAGGTCATGATAAAAAAATTAAACTTGATGATACTTTGATGATGGAGATGAAGTATCCTTCTTTGGATGAATTTATTAAAAATAACTTTGATCTCAAAGGTGATGTTGATATTGATAAGTCATTTGAACTAATTGCAAGTTGTATCGATAAAATCTTTAATGAAGAAGAAGTTTGGTCTACTGCTGATTTTTCAAAGAAAGAAGTGAGTGCATTTTTGGAACAGATGAACTCTGTTCAATTTAAACATATTGAGAGGTTCTTTGAGACGATGCCTAAACTTTCTTATGAAGTTGAGGTTGTTAATCCTAAAACTGAAGTGAAAAGTACTGTTGTTTTGGAGGGATTGTCCAGTTTTTTCGCATAGGGATGGTCCATATGGATCTTGAGAACTACTTCAGGTTAAATTTTGCCCTGATGCAGTATCATAAATATTCATTAACGGAGATTGAAAACATGATGCCGTGGGAGAGAGACATTTATGTAGCCCTCTTACAGCAACACTTAGAGGAAGAAGAAGAAAAAGCAAAGGCACAACAACAAAGTTATGGCTAGAGATCCTCAACAACTAAGAAAGGCCTACGAGTATAAGTTAGGGAAGGAACTTACTGCTAAATTGAGTGATGCTCAGATTTCTGAGTTGTCAAAATACTATAACTCCCTACCATCAGATCAACAAAGTGATGTTGATAGTGAAGTTGCAATGGGGAAGGGAGAGTTTTTAGATACTGCCAGATCATTTGCTAAAGAATCACAAAAGGAAAAGGCGAAAGTTGCCGGACAAAAGATCAGACAAAAAGCGGAAGCTGACGTTGGAGATTTTGCTCAACAGGAACGTGACTTAGATGCATTAAATACCGCAGCTTCAGAGAAAAAAATACCTAAAGGTCTTGATTCTCTTTTAAAAGAGATTAGGGCGGAAGGAGGACCCAAGAAGGGTAAGAAATCATCTGCACTAACAGTTATTCCTAAGAGAGTAGAACAGGCAGAACAAAAACTTATAGATGAAGATATTGACCCAAAGATATTAGAACTCCTTGGTATTGATGATCCTACTGGATTAGATTATAGTGACTACAAATCTCTTCTGAAAGAGAAGATGATTGCTGACCGAATGGGTGGTCAGGTTGATAGTGGTAGTTCCGAACTCCTCACTGATGAGTTTAAGAGAATCAAAGAAAAGAGTGGTAAGTTTACAGTAAAGAATCAGAAGATAAAAGCGGCGACTTTTGTAGCAAAAAAGAAGGAACCTAGTTCTTCGGCCAGGGTTGTAACACCCATACCTTTACTTCCACAAGAGGTAGATGAGGATATCAAACCTGAAAGACAAAGTGTTGATAAGACTTTTGCACTGATTGCTTCTAAATTGAATAGTGTTGATAATAATGTTCAACAAACTACTAAGAACATTCAGAAGAAAGATGATATAGAAAAAAAGCAGGATGACCGAGAGAGAATTGATGCAGAAATAGCTGGAAATCAAGAAAGAGAAAATATAACAGAAAGAAAAAACTTGTTGGTTGGTGCTGTAAGTAATATTAAAAAAAGTCTAAAACCAGTTACTTCTATGGTGAGTGGTTTATTTGATTTCTTCAAAAGACTTGGTTTTGCAACATTTATTATGGAATTGATGAAATTCCTTGAAAATCCTGCAAAGTACATCAATGAAATTTCTAAATTTATCAACAACCAAATTGAAAAACTTGAAAAGAGTGTAGAGAATTTTGTTATTGATAAAATGATCAAACCTTTGAATGGTCAAATTGGTGGTTTGAATAAAAATATAAAAGATTTTGTAACTGGTATTAATACACAGTTAGAAAAATTAAAAAATATACCACAAATTGGTGATAGTGTAAAAACTATAACCGCACCAGAAATACCACTAATTAATGAATCTATCATTAAAGACAAAGTGTCCTTGGGTAGAGTTCCACTAGTGGATGATAATTTCTTGGGTGGAGGGTTTGGAAGTAAAGAAGAAGAACTAAAAGAAGAAACATCATCAAATGGTAAAGGAAGGCCTTCCGATCCTGGAGTAAAACCACAAGAAACATTGATGGGTGAAGGAGCTATTGGTGGTGGTGGAGGTATGGGAAGAGGTGGT